CTCTAGGCATCCAAGAAAAGGATGTAACTACGTCGGCCATCAGCGACGCTAGCGCGCAAGGAGCGACGAGCAACGGAACTACATGATATTCGCACCCTACTAATAAGGAGTACCCGATGCTTACAGTAGAACAATTAAGCGCTGCTCTTCTTGTTGGTGTACTTGTCTACTTTTCATTAGACTTTCAGAAATCATATAACGCTCAACTTCATGCTCTTAGCGTTCAACCACTTGCCCGATTTCTGGCAGGATTTGCGGTTGCTCTGTGCGCTGCGTACAATCCTCTTCACGGCGCGTTAGCGTTTCTCATTGTGTTTTTCTGGATAGCCGATATTCATCTATTGAGTTCAAGAAAACTTTGATATCAGTAGGAATATGCCTGGGGAAGGCGCAAACGTGACCCATTGGATTACGCCGGTCAGTAATACTAGGCCGGTGTTACCAACGCAAATGCCGCAAATGCCCCAACAATCGCCACTATCCCAGACCGCGCCGTTCAGTGGTGGTACAATAGACCCGATCAGCGCAACAATACTTATGTTTAATACAAATCCCTATTTGATCGGTTCACTTATGCTTTTACTCAATTTAGGCGGACGATTCTTATCCCTTGAGTTAACTAAGAAACAAGAAGCATTTCTCCAAACTCCGTGGATTCGCCCGTTGATATTTTTTACAGTGATTTTCATGGCAACCCGTAATGTTGTAGTGGCGTTCTGGATAACAGCAATATTTTTCTTTGTTGTATGGGTTCTTGCGAATGAAAAGAGTTCATTCTGTATTATTCCAGGATGGTGTGAGAAAGTACCAACGCCGAGCCACGATACGTATAAGGAAAATGTGAGCAATTTAGTTTAGTTAGTACGCTTCTGAACCATCCTTTATTTCAAAGAGGTATCAATATACCTCTTTGAAATTATAAATATAACCGAGTTAATTATTGCGTCTTGTATGCCTACGACGGTGAGCCTTTTTACGATAGGTATTGCGTTTACCACCAACTGTATTATTTTTAATAAGATTTCCAACGTGCCGCGTCATAGTATCCTTCAAATCTTTTTCTGGTACACCGCGGGCACGAAACCACGCGGTGACTGCATGTCCGCGTCGTTCCATACGAGTCGGGCAAGGTACTTCACGAAAGCAAGTATTCCCCTCATACGAATAATTGACTTGATTTTCTGTTACAGTTCTTGAATCAAAAAAGTAGGAAACGACGGTTCCGCCATCGCCATAACCATCCCTCACTGTCTTCATAAATTCCCCAACATATCTGGGTTCATTTGTAGTATAGTGTCTGAATTGACCTCCACCAACATATTCTTGCCGTGTGGATTCGGCGTGTTCATAACATTTGCCAATCTCAGGCGTTAACCTGAATACTTCGGTTTCTCCTGGTCGCGCCATTTCTAAAAGATCACTTTATATTTGGTTGAAGGAAACTAAATATAAATTGTTGGAAGTTTACGAATACTATTACACATTCAGTGTCAGCGTTGAACCCGTGGGCTGCGTGGCGACTTTACGGCGGCGACTGATTCCATTGCGTCGCATCGTATCCGTGGTCTGTCCGCTACCAACGCTAGCAACCTCCTCAATATCATTTGTGGGGGGAACTACGCGAGGTAAAGGTGATTCACCGGCCGAATTGAGCGTACGAAGAATATCATCTACTCCTGATGGCCCGCGCATCTCGCGGCGAGCCGTTGCCGAACGGGAGTTACCGATATCAAGACCACCGCGAGGATCTACGCTGGGTATGGCGGGACCCATGTTTCCTCCCATAGGTGCCATGAATCCCATGGGGGCTCCTTCATCCTCCTCGGGACGAGAATACGGTTGCTGTTGCTGTTGCTGCTGTTGTTGCTGTTGCTGTTGCGGTTGGCCTTGCGCAGACGGCGCACGACCCGTTGGCATACCTAGACCAACAAAGTTAGCAAAGCCTGGTCCAACGGCCTGTGACGCAGCGGCCTGTGCCATCTGACGGGCGAGATCAGGATTTTTACGGAAAATATCATCCATACCTGGCATACGCGATTTGAACATTGTATTTGTAATGTGGCACATAGCGGCACTCAGACCTAGGCTCATAATCAGACGTACTTCGGGCGCAACCTTGGTCTTGTCCTTATACTTATCGTAGAGTTCCTCAAAGATTTCATCGTAATCCTCAATGTTTTCATTAACCTGCTCGGACCATCCGTCCAAACTCAGGCCCAGAGGGTCATAACGGTTGTTTAAGAATTCCATGCCGCTCGTAACTGTCGTCATCATAGAGCGTTGGAATCGTAGACTCGCCTCTAGACCCTTAGAATCCTTACGTCGCGCAACCTCGGCTAGGATCTCCTCAAGAGAATTCGCCACGGTCATTTTCGTACCGCCGATACCCTTACGATCCATGCGCTCCAGCAAAGTAAGATGCTCCAGTTTTTTGACCGATTCTTGCTCCGGAGATAAATACGGTACATTAGTAATTGCTGGCTCCTCCTTAGCAGCACCGCCGCCAAACCATCCACTAATTCCGCCGCCGGAACTTGGTGCTGGAACAGAAGCAGAAGCAGCAGTTGCTGCCGCCGTCGCAGCCGGTTTACCGAAATTGAACCAACTGGAAACACCCCCAGATGTAGTAGGCGCAGCACCAGAACCCCCTACTGTATTTTGAACTGGTGTAGGATTGGTCGTACCAGGGTTAAGATTCATGACTGGCTCGGCTATCGGCTTGATTGGTGAAAAGGACGAAGACAGTGCCGAATCACGTACAATTCGTATGTTATCACCACCGGACATAGATGCTGGCGGTTTGACATTAAATGTCACATTCGTATCCTCAAGATTCACAAACTCAATGTTATCCACTTCCTTCAGATCGCTAAGGTTGCCAGACCCAGAACCACCAAGTCCGCCGCTCGGCATAGGGCTTGAGGACCGGGGACTCGGTGCCATCTTGCGCTGATTTCCAAGCAAACCAAGGTCAAAGTCATTGAGATTCGTAATATCTACCGTCTGACCGATATCACTGACCGCCGACACCTCGGGTAATCCTATCGGTCCACCAATACGGATTGTTGTACTCATTCTATCTTATTCACAATGCGCTCCTGTTTTAGAAGGAAGAACGCAGACCCTATTCGTCACGCCTGCTCGCCATCAAAAACGCATCCGCTAAATCACTCTTTTTGGACCGACTCTCTAAAAAGGTCACCCACGGAGCCCCAAGTGCACCCTGCTTTCCGAGAATTTCTAAGGTGCTCTCCACAGCATCCTTTTTACGGGCAGCGTAGGCCTCGCCCTCGGTGGCATCCGCTGCGACCGCCGCGCCCCGCGATTTCACACCGGCATGTACGAAGGCGACCCGTCCCGTCCACGCATATTCTGCGCGTAACCTATGAACCAGTAAAGTATACAACATAATCTGAACGGATTTCATAGTAGGAATCTTCATCGCCGGCTGATTTTCCAAGCGGATGAGAGAGGCTAGACGAAATGTTGGAAGTACAGAAGTCAACCATGAATCCATCGCCGTCAGAATCACATCCATACCGACATCCATCGTTTTCGTCGCCTTGTACGGCATTAAATAGTTCTTGGCCGCCCACGAAACCAGTTCCTCTTTCTTCATCTTCTTGGCACCCTCTACGTCCTTTTCTACCGCTAGCGCTTTGAGCGTCTTGGCACCTACGCCGCAAGGGAGAACTGGATGCGGAGCCACTAAAACAACACTCTTCTTTTTCCGTACACCGGTCGCGCAGGCTTTACAGTACTTACCACCACTCAGGTCGCACCAAGCGAGTGCCTTATTTCCACAGCACGTACAAGAGCGCGCAGTCTGGGCGCTTGCACCGGACTCCAACAAGTCCACATTATCCCATTTCATGATACGAAATCCACTGAGGTCATGGGTTACCACACAATACGCTAAGTTACGGATACCCATATCAAATCCAACTATTGTAGTTGTCATTACTACAATACTTGGTTTATATTCGTTTGATTTAGGCCACGCGCTTATCAGATAACAATCAAGAAACTAGAAAAATTGATACATAACCTAAAGACTTATACGAACCAACAAATGTCTACGTTTACCTATACACTTGGCTATGGCAAATTAGATTATTCAAATCAGGTGTATTGCGGTATTTATAACAGTGCTATCTCTGGATTTGAACTTGATTATGACGGCTGGCGCGAGCCTGTTAACGATAAACTAGAGTATCCTCTAGTTCACAGAATAAATGAGGATGAAGGAAAGGGCAATAGTATATCGTATTTCATAGACAGTCGTGGCGTGCTTTGGGGCGCAACATTCTGTCCGCCCCGTTTCACTACAATACAGGATTTCGACGATATGGAAGACGTGTTGGATACAGGTATGATACCAGATGCCTGTATTCAAAAATTAAAGGATGGTTACTTTCAGACTGGGCTA